CTTTAGAAAAGATGCAAGAAAAGATAAATGAGATCCAACACTTAATCAACACTGAGCACGAAGCTTAATTAAAAAATAAAAGTTATGAAAAAACTGACAGAAGAACAAATCCTTGAGAACTTAGACAAGTTTTACGGTTACATTACAAAGTACCTGCCTGCTGGAGATAGACAAGATAAATTAATAGAATTCTATAAAGGCATAGAAGTTACCTTAGCTATTAGTCCAGCATCTACTAAGCTTAGTCACCACAACTGTTTTGCGGGAGGTTATGTAGATCATGTTAACAGAGTTATTGAAGCATCTCTAGTACTAGATAAAGTATGGGAGCGCTTTGGTCAGAAGAAAACTTACACTATTGAAGAATTAGTATTCTCTGCAATTAATCATGACCTAGGTAAATTGGGCACTAACGAAGAGCCTTTCTACCTTCCTAACGATTCTGATTGGCATAGAGAAAAGCAAGGCGCTTACTTTAAGATAAACACTAACATGACTCACATGAGAGTTGCTGATAGAAGTTTGTACTACTTACAACAAGCAAACATCTCTGTTACTGAGAACGAATTCTTAGCAATCAAGTTACACGACGGCCTTTACGAAGAGGCAAACAAACCTTATTACATCACATACAGCTCTGACGTTGAATTAAAATGTAACTTACCTTACATACTTCATCAAGCCGATTTAATGGCTTCGAGAGTAGAAACACAAATTTAAAATAAAATGACTGGAATAATTGCACTAGTATTATGGTTCGTCACAATCTTTGGCGCTATAGTATACAATTTATATAGAAAAAATAAACGTTTAGAAGAGATCGTACTTAATCAAAGCGGTTTTGTAAACGATACAATGTCTTTATTAGACGAGTTTAACGGCTTAGTAAATAAAATAGACATGACAATGTGGGTTCAATCAGATCCAGAGTTGTTATCTCTATTTGAAACAATTAAAGCAATTCAATTACGCGTTCAACAATTTACAGGGAGAAAATAAACCATGGCAGAAGACTTAATAGTTGAAGCGGAACAGGACATGGGCCTTACAATTAAAGGCACTCCTAGAAAAAGAAAACCAAAAACCAAGAATGTCTACTTTACTTCTGAAACTGAAGAGGCAATCTTAAGATATCGTGCTGCTCCAAATCAAGCTGTAGCAAATCAAATTTATAACAAAGAGATTCACTACGCGTTTTATAAATTAGCAGAGAATATTATCCACACTTTTAAGTTTTATTACACAGAAGTAGATAATATTGAAGATCTTAAGTACGAAGTTATCTCTTTTCTTTTACAAAAATTGCACCTTTACGATCAATCAAAAGGTAAAGCCTACTCTTATTTTGGTACCATTGCCAAAAGATACTTGATTATCTACAATCAAAAGAACTACAAAAAAATGGTTTCTAAGATACAGGTAGAAGAGATTGATAACGCTAATAGTACTCATGAAACTTTAATCTTAGAACCAGAATCCTCTGATATTAATAGAGTTTCTGTAATAGATCAATTCATAAAATATGTTGACGATAACCTAGTTGAACTGTTCGACAAAGAAGGAGAAATTAAGGTTGCAGACGCTATCTTAGAAGTGTTTAAGAAGCGAGACAACATAGACATATTCAATAAAAAGGCTCTCTTTATATACATAAAAGAGATCACTGACTGCCAATCTAATACCATTACAAAGGTTATTAAAAAGCTCAAGACCATATACAAGGAGGTGCTGGATCACCATATTGAAAACGTAGACCAGTAATATTTATTTAAAAAATCCTATGGAACTAGAAAAGGAAATTTTCCCTGGCAAGACTTTGGCGCAATTGGTGGAAGAGGTTTACAACAAACACAAGTCCCAAGATTCTACGATAAAGTCTGAAATACTACGTCTAGCTGATATGATTGATGGTCCTGGTGATGCTATAGTTCTTATGCCAATGATCAAAGGTCTATTGGATTCTAGTCTTAAGAACGATGAGGTGCTAATGAAAATTCTTAGTGCATTCCAAAAATCTGCTGACGCAAAAGACAAATCTGTAGAAGATGGAGGCCTTTTGTCAGAGAAAGATATCGAGCAATTAATGAGCGAAGTAACTTCAATGGCTCCTAAAAAACAATTACCTAGCGCATAATGAGTATATTCGGTAATAATTTTAAAGCCGATAAAACGGGTAAATTTGGCCAGTACTTTATAATTGGTCGAGTTAAATCCATAGTGCAAGGACCTTTCACTAGATCTATACAAGCTTTTACTTCTCCTGATGGACTTCCTGCAGTTAGAGACGTATTAGAACCAAACCCTGACTTTACTAGTTGGAAAGATGTAGGTAAAATAAGATACGAAGTAATGTACTCTAATCTTTCTGAGTCCAAATTAAAAGAGGTTACAGAGCCTGCATTTCCAATATTTAGCTTTATAAAACAATACCCTTTATTGGGCGAGATTGTTTTAATCATGAGTGGACCATCTCCTGATTTGAATAATGACTTTAATGCTAAGCAGCTCTTCTACTTTCCTCCTTACGCTTTGTGGAACGGAGTTAATCACAACGCTTTTCCTAATATGGAAGAGTACGGTCAATACATAAGCAAAGCGAGCTCAAGACCAGAGTTTCAAGGCAAAACAGATACACTAGCTTTTAGACTTCCTCTTGGTAGAACTTTTATAGAGAACGAAAGAATAAAGAACTTAAGACCTTTCGAAGGAGATATCATACTAGAATCAAGATTTGGTCAATCAATAAGATTCGGAAGCACAGTAAAAGGATTAAGAGCATTAAATTATTGGTCAGAAGTTGGAAGCACTGGTGATCCTATAACTATTATTAGAAACGGTCAAGGTCAACCTGTAGATTCGGATCCATTTGCAGCAACTATAGAGGACATTAATAAAGACGACTCTTCTATATATTTAACTTCTACTCAAAAAATAGTTTTAGAAGATGTGGTTAATTTTCCATTTAGATCTTATGGAAAAGGTTTATCAAAACAATCTCAAGTAATATTAGAAATAGAGCAAGCACCTACTTCTAACGATATTTTATCAGCACAACAACAAGATTCAACAGCAATAAGAAATACATAATGTACGTTCCAGAATTTCCATATAAAGGCAAACAAATAATCGTAAGTAGCGGTAGAGTTATTGTACACGCTAAAAACGATTCTGTGTTTTTATTGGGTAAAAAGAATGTGGGTATATCTTCTGGTGGAGAAGTACACATAGATGCTAACGCAGAAGTTTACATAGACGCACCTAAAATTAGCTTGGGAAATAAAATAACTCCTGATACCATGGTGGGTATGGAACCTGTTTTACTAGGGTACCAAACAAATCAAATCCTAATTAGATTGAGCGAAACATTAATTGAATTAGGTGATGCGCTAGGAAAAGTATCAGAGTCTAATCTTCCAGCTTCTATGCAATTATTAGCATCAACAGGTCCTTTAGTATCTAAAAATGCTAAAGCAATTAATAATCAAGTAACTGGAGGAGGCACAAATCCTAGACAAGCATTTAATCTTTCAAAAGTCGTATACACTAAATAATGGGAGATAATACAATAATAAAACCGATAACTCAGTTACCTCCTAGGACGGCTCCTGATGTGCGACCTAAAAATAATTTTGAGAAGCTTTCTGATCAAGATCAAAAATCAATAAATAAATTAGCGTCTAATAGCAACATTCTTGAACAAGATAGCACAGCAGATCCTGGTATAGAGAAAGCCATTATAGTTGCAGGAAAAACCATCAATGAAATAAGAGCAAAGATGGATGATCTGTTCTACGGAAAATTTGAAATTGCTGCAGCAGAAGAATCCGATGCAGTTAATCCAATGACAGGATTTAAAGAGACTTTGGATAAAGGTATATTCTATGTAATGGATAAATTACTAGAAGTTGATATGTGTAATATTCTAGAGTATGCGTTGAATCAAATACCAGGAGGTAAAGCATTCGATCCTAATGTAGATCCTAATACTATATCGGATCCTTTAGCTAGAAAAAAATACGAAATACAATTAAAAGCTTATCAAGTACAAGTGTTAATAGATGACTTCTATTCTTTGTATGGAGACAATACTACTTCTAAAAAGAAAAGCGCTTTAGTAGGATTAATAAAGAAAGTTAGAACAATATTAGAAGAGGTTTTAGGAATTCCTCCAGAACAAGTACTTACTCCAGAACAACAAATAGAACAAGAGGCATCAGGTTTATCTTTTAGAGACTCTTTACAAGGCAACACTCAAGTTCAAGCAACAAGAGAATTATTAGGCGAAGGCGGACTAAGAGACGCTGAACTAGTTGCTGCGTTTCCTGAATTACAGTTGTTTTCAAATTTTATGGAAGACGTTTATAGAGTGTTTAACAAATACTCGGACGTTAGAAATTTTCCAAATCAAGAAGTACAAAAAGCTTTAAGAAAAATAGACGATATTAGAACTATAGCAATATCTATACAAAATTTAACTACAGTTAGTGGAGCAATTAACTTAGCTGATAGATTTTTGGATGGTAGAATTTCTAAGTTCATTAAAATGATTTCTAAAATAATAGATCCAAGAAAAATTATTCCTTTCTTAAAAACTATTATAGATATATGTAGAGTGATTATAAGAATTGCAAGTCAAATACTTAGGATCATTTCTTTTTTTAGTAATATTATATCGCTATTCTTACTTCTAGTAAAAGTATTTTGGATTTTAAGAAAATTCTTTTTAGGAGTACCTATTCCAAATGCATTTACTACTGTAGGTGTAACTACTGTAGCGGCTGAAACTTTACAACAGACCATCAAAGAACTAGGATTTTTGTTTTTCTTAAAAAGATTAAAACAAATAAATCAACTTTTACAAACTATCATAGGATTTTTGAGAAGTTTAGTTACTAAGCTATTTACTTTAGTAGAAAAAATTACTGCTTTAATCTTTAACATAGAATCTTGTTACTCTGATCCTAATGACTTATTGGGAGATCCTTCAACATTACAAACAGAATTAGATCAATACGGTTTAGATCAATTAGCTGGAGGAGGTACAAATATTAATCCTAACAATAGAAGTGGAGGCGCAGGAACAGGCGGAGCAGGTGGAGTGACAGGCGGTAGAACGGGTGGAGGAAATGCAAGCGGGCTTAATAATAATAGAGGTAGAGGAAACGAACAATCTGCTATCAATACTTCTGGCACGGTTTTAGATGCTAATGCAAGAAGAAACGGATTTGGTGTAATTGGTGTTGTTCCTGACGCTAACGAATTAAATGCAAGAAGAAACGGAACTTATATAGATCCAGCTTTAATGAATGAATTAAAAGACGTAAGAGATCTTTTAAGAGATAGAGCCCTTAGACTTTTAGATTTTTTAAACAATTACTTTGACAAAAAGAATTCTAAAAATAATAAATTTGGACCTTACACTATAGAGATATTAACAGAAGTATCAGTAGATACAGAAATAAAATTAAGAAGACGTTACGGAATTGCTATAGATCAAAATGGAATTCTTGCTACACAATCAGACGCTACTTATGCTTCTGATGATAAAATTATTATTGCAGAAGTAAAAGCGAAATTACTTTCTTTAGGATTAGTTAATACTAATGCTCTTGGATACGCTCAAAAAGCTAACGTAATGATAAATGGCTTAGGTGGTACTAATCCAAATGGAGGATCAGGAGTTTCTGGTCTTACAGGTCCACTAATGACAGGACTTGGAGATTTAGCGGCTTCTAAGCAAGGTCAAAATATTAATCAAAATGGAGGTGTTTCTCAAACTTTAGGTTTAGCAGGAATTGCTTCAAATAATCAATCTTCTGCTATTAATCGTACTAATGCCAATGGAACTCCTTTAAATGTTCCAATTTCTAATGCTAGCTTCGATGGAAATGGAACTGGATTAGATTCTATGGTAACAAATATTGGAGGAGACGATTATGGAAAGAGTTTAGATTCTTTTTTAGCTGAAGATGCGAGAAGAAAGCAATCCAATTTAGAAGGCCAAAAAGCAGAATCAGGAGGAAATCAACCTAATCTAGGATTTTCTGGTTTTTCTGCTAATGATATTTCAGTTATGGAAGAGTCTATGAACTTCTTAACTGACGAAGATCTTACTATAGACGATATAGAATTTATGGAATTTGATACAGGCAGTGATGACCCTGATAGTGAAGACGAAGATCCACCAGAAGGTTTAGGTATTAATGGCTTTATTAATAGCATTAAAGGTGGTAAGAAATTAAGAAAGAGAATGAGAAAGATGATGGCTAAAGCATCTTCAGATCTTGCCAATAATTTAAAGCAGACAGATCCAGCTGGAAGGTACTCAGGTAAATTAGCTAATAAACAAAAGAATAGTGAAGCTATTGCAGAAAGAAAAAATAAAATATCTGACTTGAAAGAACAGATATCTAATTGGAATAAGGAAAAAGAGCAAGCTAGAGCAATAAGCACAAAAGCTTTTGACAAGGCTAAGAAAGATTTAGACCCTAAAATAGAAAAGAATCAGAGAGAAATTAGAGTATTAGAAGCAGAGATAAAACAATTAGAAGGCGGTCAAACAATAAATAATACAAACCAAGCGGCTCAATCTTCTACTTCTGCAACAGGCGGTGGAGCTGGAGGCGGCGGTTCTGTAAGTTACGCTGGTAGTGGAGGATCTTACTATTCCGGACAAGGAAAATCTGAGACTACTCAAAACATTCAATAAAAAGGAATATTATAAAATCAATATTTATAGGATATGGCAAAAAGTAACCAATTAGAATTACTAAAGAAATTGATCAGGGAAGAGGTCGTAAATGCGATCCGTCAAGAAATGCCTACCATTTTAAAGGAGATTCAATCCCCAAGCTCTCCTAAAGAGGTTATAAAAGAATCAAAGAGACCTAAAATGGCTGTGCCAAGCACATTAAACACACAACCAGTGCGACCTAAGCCTAACTTCACAGGCAATCCTTTAGCAAATATACTAAATGAAACAGCAATGACAATGGGCGATATGGACGATTTGTCTTTTAGCACTTCAGATATCGGTCCTGATTCAATAGGAATAGATCCAACTAGCTTCTTTCAACCAAAGCAAGTTGCAGTAGGAGACGTTAATGGTATGTTGTCCTCAGCAAGACCTAGTTCTGATCCAAGCATGGTACAAATAAACGAGGTACCTGACTTCACAGATTTAATGAGTAAAATGAGAGCCAAAGGCGTAATGTAATGGCATATAACGCAAGAAAAATATCGCCCCTTGATTTGCGCCCTTCTACTGGAGTAGGCGTTAGCATTCCTTTTTCTACCTCTAACGTTTTTAATACTGTGTATAGCACTAAAGATCAAACGAAATATAACTTGATTAACTTCTTGTTAACTGATCCTAGAGAAAGACCTTTTAGTCCTAACTTTGGAGCAGGTTTAAGATCATTCTTATTCGAGCAGTTGGAGACAAATACTACAGACGATCTAAGAACTATGCTAATCAGTCAAATAGAAAATAATTTTCCAAACGTTAACGTAGTTAGTTTGGTAGTTAGTTCTGACGTTAATATAGGAACTATTAATATAGAATTTAGTTATAATATTAGAAATACAAACGAGTCAGACGAAGTGTTATTGACAATACAAAACGTATAAAGATGCCAAACAGTACAGATGTAAAATATCTTAATAAAGATTTTAGTTCGTTTAAATCGGACTTGATAGAATATGCTAAATCGTATTACCCTACGGTGTATAACGATTTTACTCAAGCCTCACCAGGTTCTATGTTTATAGAAATGGCCGCTTACGTTGGAGACGTTTTATCTTTCTATTTGGACAATCAATTACAAGAAACTTTTTTACAATACGCAAAGCAAAAAGGTAATTTGTACTCTATGGCTTACATGTTAGGTTATAGACCAAAGACCACCTCTGCCGCAGTTGTGGATCTTCAAGTTTATCAACAGGTTCCTTCAGCTAACGAAGCAGGTACATTTGTTCCTGATTTCACTTACGCTCTTACTATTGCAGACGGAATGCAGATAAGATCTAACATAGATACTTCCAATTTCTTTTACGTTCCAAACAAGGTAGACTTTACTACGTCTTCTTCTTTAGATCCTACTACAGT